GGCAGGAAGAAGCCCAAGGGATGAAACGGATTGCCATTGAATCGGCTAAAGAGCGGTCTCAGCTACTGAAAAAATACTACATGGCTATCTCTTATGGGGATAACGCAGAGCAAAATGAAATCATAGCAGACATTGAAAAGTATAATAGCAAGATACAGGAGAACTTCCCTAGAGCAGTTATCACTCCAGACTCTATTAAGCGTTCCGTTAAAGCCCACCTACGTCAGACTATAACTATGCACAATGGTGTTGCTATAAACCCCATGTTCAGACATGACCTACTACAATACGCAGAAGATAGACTAAGCGTTATAAACCGGAACTAATCTTCAACCTGCTTCCGTTGTTCCCTATCTAATATCTGCAATACAGATAACACGAATTGATCATCCGCTGCGTCTAACCTGCTGTCCTCACGTAGCTTAACGAGCGTCATCCATGCTAATAGCATTTCTGTTCTAGTGGGTCTCATAAGATACTCCTTGGTGTAGGAGTTGGGGTTACCCCCTCCGAAGAGGGGGTTCTGCCGGAGCAGGAGGACGACAGAACGCATGTAATGCGAAGGAGGACGTACTGTCGAGCTAAAGATATCATAAAATCCGCCAAATGCGAACCCCTAATTTACCGTCCTCTATCCCTGTCCTTCCCACAGTTTCCCAACCTTTCCCTACGGTTATTTGTTTTGCTTGTCGTAAAGCTTCTTTAGTGTTGACACAGGGTACGAATATAGAGGTGCCTGCAGTCAAATCCTTCCAATCCACAACTATCCTTAGCCCATCAGGGGCAAGATCATAAGTCCTCAATACTGGGTGTTTCATCATCCCCTTCCGAGAATTGTACTACTATCACATCTATAGGAGGCATTTTGAAGGGGGTTCCTTTACTCAAGCGCATCTTGCGTTTCTTTGCCCCCAATTTGTTTATCATGTCCTGCACAAAAGCACTGTAGTTTATCTGTTGTTTACCACACCACAATCGAAATGGTTTAGGTACTAGGTAGAGTTTATTCACATCCGTTTCGTATCGCGCTACCAATTTATTACGCGGTATCTGCTCTGGTTGGATATTAGCAGCAATGGTAGTTCCATCCTGTTTACGTAGATCAGTCGTACTCTTTATGCGCAGAATGTTATCTATATGGTCATTGACGTACTCATTAAGTGTCTGTTCAATAGATACCGCCATATCTTTTGTTCGGTTTTTATTGTTCTCCAACATCTGTAATGTCCACTTATTTAACTCCTTCACAGGGTAACGAATAAGCTCTATTTTGTTCGCAATAATAGATGCAGACAATGTTACTGTTGCATGCGCTGACCAATATCTGTTTTCTGAGGATAGCCCAGCTTCTTTGTCTACACGGAGTTGTACTGCCTCAACAAGTTGCTCGACTGATTTAAAATTATTGATTAGATACTGAGCAAATATCGGCCCTGCGTGCCCGTAACATTTCCCTATTGCCCTACTAAACTTGTCCGTGTCCTTTTTACTCTCAGCTCCTGTGAACATTTTATCCACCCGCACTTCCATAATTCTTTGGGCTTCTGCATTAGGGTTTTCTTTAAACAACCGAATCCTTTCCATAACACTGGTGTTCCCTGTTGTAGTTGCTAGAAAACTCCACGGTTCCCCCCGAATACGTTCTGCATTACTACCACTGACTAGCCGCCCCCGTTGTTTTCCACTGGTAAACTGTAGAACAAGCTCACTTAATTTTTCACCGTTACTATTTGTGAGTTCGTCAATAAACAAAGGTAAGTTATGTAATACTTCTGAACGATGCATCTTGGTATGGTGGGTATCATTCTCATTAAGCACAAGTTCATCAGGATCACCCCATATAGATGCCGCAGCACGCATTGCTGTAGTTTTACCTAATCCTGAGTCCTTACTATATAAATGCAACGCAGAACACGCTATATCATCTAGGAAATGCATGAGTATGGAGCCAAAACCTGTACACAGTACGTACTGATGTAACTCAAATCCCGGCTTGTTATAGAAATCAACTAGGGTTTTCCATTCCTCCAAAGTACCTTGGGGTTCAAAGGCAGGGAACATCCCTGCAGTTTGTGCAGAGGGGGGATTGAACTCCACTCTGTCCTTAAATATCTTTTGGTTCCCTAATATAAACACCTCTGCGTTATCATTTGTCCATCCGAATTGTCTGTATGCTTTATCCGCCATGTTTGTCGCCTGTAGTTCGTTAACCCACGTTGTTGTGTAATGCATAAGGTCATCAATTTTAGTAACTGCTACCCCTTGCATTGCCATTTGCTTTCTAAATTCTTCCCTAGAGGTTACTGCTGTTAGTGGGACAGTGAATTCTTTTACCCCATCTTTAGGTAAGTGTAGTCGCATCACTACGGATTCCCCTAGTTCTATATCTACTATCCGTTTAGTTACATATATGTCGTTGTGGTATATCTTCTTTTCATCAAATTCTCCCTCCTCTTTTTTCACGCGCATATAGACACCCCCATTAGCTCCACGTATATAGGGGAACGGGTACTCTGGTATTACGTATGTGTTGATAGGTTGGTTAGGAAGGTCTAACGCCACTACTTCAACCACGTTATCTTGCGCTGTAGCTTCTTTTATATGCTTACCTATATGCAGCGGCGACCTGAATTTGCCCCTATTGGTGCATTCTAAACATGTTTCAGGGTTCTCTTCTTCAAACTTGGTACAGGTGTATCGCTTGTCTACAGTTAGGTTGTCCCACTTAGTATTGGTTTCTTCTTCATTATACCCCGAGTACCCACGAGATATTTTATGGGCTTTTTCTCTGGAGCCATCGCTGGATGCTTTGAGTATAGAGAGTACTCCGCGCCATACAGGTTCGGATATAGCGTCAGGGTTATGTAGTGCATTAGATATTTGTGCACACCCTGTACCGCCTAGAGACTTCTCCATCACCGTTTTAAATTTGTACTCTTGGTTACCAAGGGCAGCTTGCATAACCGCGTTTGCCCCCGCTACCTTTTTTGTGGGGACTGGTATCGGCCTGTTACCGAGCAGGTTAGAAAACCTATCAAAGTTTACAGGGATAGTACTGTTACTTTTGCATGACACTTCGACAGGCACATCTGGTTTGTAGTTGTGTGTTTCGGGTACTCGCAACACCCGCGCTGCATCGGCTG